CCTATGTCCATTCACGGGGAAAAGTTCCCCTTGCACCTCAGTTGGTGTTTTACTTGTTAAAGCGCATCTGAGCTCTACACCCAAACGTTGATCAATTGGATATTGACCTCGTCGGTGAGCGGCGTGACTTCCGCGAACCCTCAGGCAGCACCATGTCAATGGGTAAACCTGGTCTCAGATCTGGGTTTATGTGGATTATCTGAGAGCGCCATCCTACTAGGACAGCCGAATTTCGTTCGCCTGAAGGACAGGATTCACCAACATTCCTTATTGGTGGAAACGCTCAAAAGCTTTTCCAAAAGCAATATTGTTAGTCTGTAAATCAGTTAAACCTCTCCGGATCCTCAGTAAGGAACGGCAGAGACGCCTATGTATGACGCAACCGTAGTTCACGTCAGGGTCTGATCTTGAAAACCAATAGCCACCTCGAATAGATATTCGATTGACAGGCAGGACAATCGGCCGAAAGGTATGGTTGTTCTAACCTGAGAGAAAGGAGTGAATCCTTCCTTCTCCCCCTATCAGGGTCGCTGCGGCCCTCCGTTATACGGAGGAAACCGAGTTTGAAAAGCAAGAGATCAATTAACATTCAAATGAACAAACTTAAACAATTTGCCCACTTTGGGTTAACTAGGGTCCATTTGGACCTTGATCCGACGCGATTCAATGCGATACTTATCCGAAAGGACAGTAGAGTATTACTTGGCCACCTTTATCGGTTGGTCAGAGTAATATCAGGAAAATTGACGCCCAATCTAATACGATTGACTGCCATAACACTACGCAGATTCATGTTGATCAGACAGCGTCAGGGCCTTATGGGACTTTGTAAGTACCTTAAGGTTCTGACTACTGTCATTCAACAGATAGCGGGTGGACACTTTGAAAAGGACTTGACTCCTCTTGGACCTCGGATTTCCCGAAATTCAAGCGGAGTCCCTCGTGTGTTCCCGATTGAGGTTCGTAAGAAGATAAAAGATGGAGACCCACTTTATTGTAGATGAGCGCTTACTCTATGCGCTATCTATAGGGTTATAGTCGTCAAGACTACTCCAAAATTTAAAACTATTACTGATCCTCGGTTGGGATCCCTTCAGGGTGAGAGGTATCTAGAACGGTTCATTCCGACTTTTGGGAGACTCTTTATCTTCCTAAAGCCGGGTGCTGCACCGTCTCTCTCATCCCCTAATCCTTTTCCCTTGTACTCTTCTAGTCCGAACTCAATCTCTCGGCATAATGAGGTGTCAACCGACGCCTCAGCCGTCGAAAGATCCGCCCTTGCCCTCTGGCTTTGGCCAGGGGTCAAGGCCCGGATCCTCGCTCTGAGAGCCTACCTTCCTTATTCAATGCGATTTGAGTCCGCATGGAATAGAGGTCAGGTATCTCTGGAGGATAAAATTGGTTCATGGATTAGCTCTGGAATTGTTCCAGGGTCTTCAGTAGTGGCGGAAAGTAAAATCCGACTGAAAACTGAAGAGAAGTATGTTGGTAAACTTGGATTGAAGGTAGAAGCCGCTGGTAAAGTTAGGGTGTTTGCTATGCTAGATCCATTCTCTCAATGAGTATTATATCCATTCCATAAATGGCTATCTTCAGTATTACTGAGACATCCAGATATAGATGGAACCTTCAATCAAGGTGGCCCGTTGAAACGGGTCCCTTTTCAGAAGGGCTCATTGTTTAGCTTTGATCTAACGTCAGCAACCGATCGGTTGCCATTGTCCATCCAAAGGTCCCTCCTGAGCCATGTTTTTGGTTCAGACGTTGGGAACAATTGGGCGGACCTAATGCAGAAACGTGATTATTACGTTACGATAAATAAAGTCGTACGTCAATTCCGTTATGCTGTAGGCCAACCGATGGGGGCATATTCTTCTTTTAATATGCTAGCTCTAACCCATCACTTCCTTGTTCAAAGTTCCGCTTGGTTATCCGGCCATCCTCGGGACCGCTTATTTAAACAATATGCGGTCGTTGGGGACGATATAGTGCTCTGAAATCGGGCAGTGGCAAGGAAATACTTAGAGATTATGAAGTCTCTTGGGGTTTCCGTTAATCAATCGAAGTCGATCATCAGTTTATCTGGTGACTCGGTCGAGTTTGTGAAACGAACCCTTATCAAAGGAGTCGACTGTTCGCCGATCTCCCTTAAGGAGTATTCCGCTGCTCTATCCTCATCAGCCGGTTTCTATGAGTTCGTGATGAAGTATAAC